AAACCTTTGTTTAGTGCGGTTCGCAAAGGTATGAATATCAGCGAAAGCACCATCAACGAATTAGCAGATGACGACGCCTATTTTAAATTTATTCTAACTAAAATTAAAACCGATAGACCTTTGAGTCAAAAAGAAAAAGAATTCTTCAAATCATATCAAATGAAAAAAGACGTTGTAAGGTCTATATCTCCACTGTACAAAAAAAATGAAGGCACAATCAAAGAAGCTCCTATCGAAATGGATCCTGCCGATCCTATGGATCCTATGATTCACAGTCATGATAAAGCCAATCCTGCTAAATTAAAGTATCGTATGCTACGTGCCGCTGGGCAATTGAAAGACCTCGCCGCTCGTGCTGACGGTGCCAGTCCTAGTGAATGGCAGATCATGGCTCGTCAGTTTGAAGAATTAAAAATGAACATGGAACAGATTCGCCATGCTTTAGATGAACTCAGTAGAATCAAACGCAAAGGCGGAACTCGGTCTAGAGGAATCACGGTATGAGAGCCAAAGATTTTATACCCGCATCAAAGCCACGTAACTTTGTAGCCAAGAATTCTAAGACCGCAGGTGCTGGCGCACACAAAGATAAAAAGAAAGCTGAAAAACAGGGTGATGTTAAGCACAAGAAAGATCTTGCTACTATGGAACAAGGTGTGGCGGAAGGCTCGTTAAATGAATTTGCGCCTGGTGCCGGAGACGAAGACGGTAGCGAGGATCCATACAAGTATCCCAAACCAGAGCGGTATCGTCGTAGTGCGGATTACTTTGGTCGATTTGAAGCAGATCATTTTGATCGTGAAGACTTTAACGATGACACCGGTGTGTTCAAGGGTTACTGGGACCGTAGACAAATTGCTTATTTTAAGTTTGACAATCCAGAAAAAACTGGCGGGGACGATCCAGGCATGGGTTGGTACTATGAACCCGACTCAGACAGCAACGGTGATAACACCAGTTCTAAATCTGCTGGTGATAACGCTGATGAACGCAAGCAACAAGAATTGTCAATGATTAATGCATTTTTAAAATCTGGACAAACACCGAAGTCGGGTAGTCAAATTCATAGTTTAATGAAACGACACGGCCTAGCCAAAGAATAATGTCTGAACTAGATCAAATTAAACAGCTTGCCGGTATCACAGAATTTCGAGGATATCGGCCCTACGGTGGCAGCAATATCTCAATCACTGGCAATGAAAAAGGCGAGTTAATGAAGAAGCACAATATTCGTCCAGGCACCCCAGAATGGTTCCAATTGTGGTTCAGCTTGCCTTATCTCACAGGAGAAAGACCTGTATGAAAGCTCACGAGTTTGTTTCAGAACGCAAGAGGCGGCGAAAACCTCGCTGGGCTGCCTACGGTCCAGGCCCCTATGGCGGCTATGGCTATTACACTGGCTACAGCGGGGACAGTGGTTCATCAGGCGGTGATGGTGGTGGAGAAAGCATAAATCGCGAAGCATCATATCCCGGAAACATAGGCATGATGGAGTTGGCCAAGTTCTTCAGCATGGCCGACGAAGAACAAAAAACTCTATTCAAACAACTGTTAGAGCGAGGCAAGAAAGGGCTGGCTTGGAAACTGGTACAAGACATTGTAGGTGTCAAACTGCAAGGTGATGAATTTAAAACTGATGAAAACTTTGCGGATGGAAAGAAACCCGGGCGCAAAGGACTGGCCAAACGTAGTGGTGTTAACACCAAGGCCAGTGTAAGTGATCTAAGAAAAACTGCTAAAAATTCATCTGGTGAAAAAGCTCGTATGGCCCACTGGCTAGCTAACATGAAAGCCGGTAGAGCCAAAAAAAATAAATAATACTATGAAAATACAAGAAATCATAGAATCAGCTACTGCCGGTGCTACTTCAGCTGCCAATGTAGGTACTGTGGTAAATCCACATATTAGCCCAGGCAAAGCTCGAGGAAAGACCAGCTATTTAGGCAAGCCGGGGGGGCCTGGAGGTACTAAATCACCTCCACAACCCAAGGTTCAACAGCCTAAAAACAAGGACGGCACGGCCAAAAATGCCCTAGATCAAAGCACCAGTTTGTTTGGTGCTGGCTCTGCAGTAAAAAGATAAATACATTACCAACTGTTAGGAACAAGGAATCGATTATGGACTTTAAATCACTTATCACTAAAATCAGCTCAATGGATGATCAGATCTCCACGGTAGCTGCTCCCGTACTAGACAAAGCTGTGCAGCTCAACGAAGATGCTGCTCTGCGTGTGCTAGCAGGACAAAGCACCTATGTAGCTGAAGCCAAGAAAAAGAAAGAAGAAGATGTCAAAGAAGAAATGAAAACTGGCGATAAAAAACCTAGTTCTACAGGTGGCACAATAGAAAAGACTGCTACAGGCGTCAAACACCATGCTGGCAAGAACTATGGTGGCAGCAAGGCAGAACCTGAAGATGATGATGAAGATGCTCCTAAGTCCAAAAAGAAAGCTAAGAAAGAAAGTGTAGAACCCGAATTCAAAAGCAAATTCATGAAGATGGTTGAGGCCAAGAAAGAAGAAACAGATAAGAAAAAGAAGATGGCCAAGAAAGAAAAGATGGCTGAAGGATCTAAGCCAGACTTTCTAGACATCGACAAAGATGGTGACAAGAAAGAACCAATGAAGAAAGCTGCCGGAGAGAAAGGCGAAGATAAAAAAGACGGCGCTAAGAAAGGTATGAGTGCTGCTCAAGCCAAATACTTCGGCAAAAAGAATGAATCAAAGATGATGCCAGCAGGCAAAAAGCGTCCGGTGAAAGAATCAATAGAACAAAAACTAAGTTTTAAACAGATGGTACAGTTGGTGCAGGAAAGCGGAGGACAACAACAGATCGATCCTCTAGACAAATCATTGTTCAACTGGGCTACTCGTGTAGCTGCTAGCAAACTAGGTGAAGGCATGAAAGCAGAATTGTATGCTGGTCTAATCTATGAGCGCAACGGCGGTGTATTTGAAATGTACGACGTGCTCAGCGAAGCTCAAAAATAATTCAACCGTTTGGTAAACCTAAGCCAGTCATTCATTGACTGGCTTTTTTTATTCCTGTATAATTAACACATAACCTGGAGTCAATATACATGACAAAAATGTACGGTCCCGAAGAAAAAGCCAAACTAGAAAGATTGATCACTGAAGGCTCAAATGTACTACGTGAGCTTGAAGATCTGCAAGAAGGTCTCAAAGAAACTGTGAAAGCTGTCGCAGAAGAACTGCAGATCAAACCTTCAATCATCAACAAGGCTATACGCATAGCACACAAAGACAATTGGAAATCTCATGAAGATGAATGGAACGAGATTGAAATGATACTAGGTGTTACTAAACGTTTGCCCGAGAAGGACTAAATGATCAATGACGTATTCCGCCCTACGCTAGAATGGATACGAGATGACTGGCGTAGTAATCGCTTCCGTTTTTGTGTTGAGCTTGTTGCTTGGGCTATTAGTATTGGTTGCAGTATTACTATGGCGCTCACCGTCCCCACCCCGCCTTTACTGGCTCTTTATCCTATATGGATTCTTGGTTGTGCCCTCTATGCTTGGGCTGCTTATACTAGGAAATCGTTTGGCATGTTGGCTAACTACATCTTGCTGACCACGATAGATACAGTGGGTCTAGTAAGAATGCTAAGTACTTAAATAAAAGTAGATGGTAGGCGAGGCCATAAACCGCACACTGGTATTTGCAAGCCTAAAAATTGCATAGGAGAATAAATGAGTTACGTAGACGCTTTCTATGATCGCGACAATGACATCATCCGTGTGGTCGAACGCGATGACAAAGGTCAGAGACATTTCAAAGAATATCCCGCAAGGCATGTTTTTTATTACATCGATCCCCGAGGTAAATTTACCTCAATCAAAGGCGAACCATTAAGCCGTGTTAGTTCAAAAAATGTCAAAGAACATCGCAAAGAACTAGCCATACACAGCAACAAAAAACTCTACGAAAGCGATATCAATCCTATATATCGCTGCCTCGAAGATCATTATCTCAACACCGACGCTCCTAAACTTAACGTAGCATTCTTCGATATCGAAGTAGACTTTGATCCAGAACGTGGCTACGCATCGCCAGAAGATGCATTCATGCCTATCACTGCTATCGCTGTGTATCTACAATGGATGGAGACCATGATATGTTTGGCCATACCTCCTAAAACACTCAGCATGGCCGAAGCCAAGCGTCAGGTTGAAGACATGCCCAACACCATGCTGTTCGAGACTGAATCAGAAATGTTAGACACATTTTTAGACATCATACAGGATGTTGATGTGCTCAGCGGCTGGAACTCAGAAGGCTTTGATATACCCTACACAGTGAATCGTGTGACCAAGGTTCTGAGCAAAGAGGATACACGCCGTTTCTGTCTATGGAATCAGTTTCCTAAAAAGCGAGAATATGAAAAGTATGGTAAAACTGCTGTGACCTATGACTTCATAGGTCGTGTGCATCTCGACAGTCTTGAACTGTACCGCAAATACACCTATGAAGAACGACATACCTATCGACTGGATGCTATTGGTGAAATGGAGATTGGTGAAAACAAAACTGTCTACGAAGGTACCTTAGACCAATTGTATAACAATGACTTCCGTAGATTCATAGAATACAACCGGCAAGACACTGCTCTACTGGACAAGTTAGACAAGAAATTAAAATTCTTGGCTCTGGCTAACACGCTGGCACACGAATGCACAGTGCTGTTAGCTACCACAATGGGTGCAGTGGCAGTCACAGAACAGGCCATTATCAACGAAGCGCATAAGCGTGGCATGATTGTTCCTAATCGTGTAAATCGTGATGGCATAGACACCCAGGCCGCGGGTGCTTATGTGGCCTATCCCAAGAAAGGCATACACGAATGGATTGGTTCATTAGATATCAACTCACTGTATCCTAGTGCGATTCGTGCCCTGAACATGGGGCCAGAAACCATCGTGGGGCAACTGCGCCAAGATGGCACCAAGGAATATATCGATGGACAAATGGCTAAAAATAAGTCCTTTGCCTCAGCTTGGGAAGGTATATTTGGTAGTTTAGAATACACTGATGTACTTGAAAGAAAGGTAGGGCGTGAAATCACCATTGACTGGGAAGATGGTGGATCTGATACTTTAAGTGCAGCACAGATCTATGATCTAATCTTTGAATCAAATCAACCTTGGATGCTGAGTGCTAACGGTACAATCTTTACCTACGAAAAAGAAGGCATCATTCCCGGACTACTAAAGCGTTGGTATGCAGAACGCAAAGACATGCAGGCCAAACTCAAAGAATGTATTGCCGCTGGCAATAAGATAGAAGAAGAATACTGGGATAAACGTCAGCTGGTCAAGAAGATTAACTTGAACAGTCTGTACGGTGCTATCTTAAATCCAGGATGCAGATTCTTTGATAATCGCATCGGACAATCAACTACACTTACAGGCAGAGCCATTGCTCGACATATGGCTGCGAAAGTCAATGAAATCATCACCGGAGAAGCAGATCATGTTGGTCGTGCTATCATCTACGGTGACACAGACTCTTGTTATTTTTCTGCATATAGTACGCTGAAGAAAGACATTGAGAAAGGCCAGATTCCCTGGAACAGGGAATCAGTGATTGAACTTTACGATACCATAGGAGACACAGTTAATGGCACATTTGTCAAATTCATGCAGGACGCCTTCCACTGTCCAAAAACACGAGGGGACGTCATCAAGGCAGGTCGCGAGATTGTTGCTTCCAAAGGATTATTCATTACCAAAAAACGATATGCAGTCTTATACTACGACAAAGAAGGCAAACGTGCAGACGTTGATGGGCCAGGCAAAATTAAAGCCATGGGGTTGGACCTCAAACGGTCAGATACCCCGGTTGTTATCCAAGACTTCTTGAGTGCGGTACTGACCCGAGTACTAAACGGTGAAACCAAAGAATCAGTGTTGGAATACATCACTGACTTTCGCACAGAATTCAAGACACGGCCAGGATGGGAAAAAGGTTCGCCGAAACGTGCCAATAACATTACTGACTATCGTGACAAAGAAAAGAAAGCAGGCAAGACCAACATGCCTGGTCACGTCAGAGCTTCATTGAATTGGAATACACTAAAGCGCATGATGGATGACAAATATTCTATGAACATCGTAGATGGTGCCAAGGTCATCGTCTGTAAGGTCAAAGACAACCCTATGGGCTATACCTCAGTGGCATATCCTGTGGATGAACTGAGACTGCCACAGTGGTTCAAGGATCTGCCTTTCGACGATGGAGAAATGGAAACCACTGTCATTGACGAAAAGCTAGAAAACCTTATTGGTGTTTTGGAATGGGACATCAGTTCAACAAGGTCGGATAACACATTCAACAAACTGTTTGATTTTGAGTGATTTCTAGGTTGATTTTTTCTCAAGATCTAAATATAATCTTAATATACATGGAGAATCTCTAAATGAAAGATATACTACAAGACATTGTAAGCCACACACAGAACCTAGGCTTCTTGACCACGGTCAAGGTCACAGGCACAGAAGAAAAAACCACAATCAACTCAATGGCTGATGACCGTTCAGTGATCATGGAAGCAGAAACTGTTAATCCT